GGGCGGAGGTCGGGTACACGGAAAAAATCGAGAGCGGAAAACTTCCACCGAAGTCGGTGATGACCGATGCCGCCGTCGAGGAGTTTCACAGGAAACTGAAGGAAGATGTCGATGTTCAGGAAGACGAAAATCCAGATGATTACGAGAAGATCGTGGTCGAAAATATTTCGCTCTATGAGCCGCTCATGGAGAGGACGGAACCTAACCAAGTGGAGGCTCATTTCCGGCTCCCGATTACGTCGGACTATGTGGAAGCACTCGAAGGCACGGCGGATATTGTCGAAAAAGCCTCCATCGTTGACATTAAGACGACTCTACGCAAAGCGACACCCCGAAATTATGTACTTCAACTATCTGCCTACGCCCTGCTGGCGGAAAACGAGTTTGGCAAGAAATTTGACACTGCCGGAATCCACAATATCGTCAATGGTAAGGCGGTCTACGACTTGCCTCTGGAACTGGCGAAAGAGAGGACTCACTATCTCTTGGAGACTCTGGTCAAGAGCGTGGATACTGTACTGTCGGGGAAGGCGGCGCCAGAAGTGGTGTTTACGGGAAATCCCACCGGGTTCCTCTGTGACAGTAAATACTGCAAGTTATATCATGATTGCCCCTTCGTCAAAGGAGAAGTGAAATGACACTGTTCTGTCAGACTGTTTTCATTGTCTGCTCGACGATGATCGTTCTCGGGTTCGCATGGCTACTTTTCTACGACATGAAGGAGCTGTGATGGAGTGGTCGAAAGAGGAAATCTACGGATGCTCTTTGGAAGAGTATTTCAAGAAGACAGGTATCCCTCCGAAAGTACTGCTCGAAGTCGAGAAAGCGAAACTCGGGATGCTGGAATCGAATTATCTGAAAAAGCGTGAGGAGTATTTCTTGACCGAAACTGGGACGGAAGAAGCCGAGCGCCTGTCAGGGCTCCTTGTGGCTATACGGTCGAGAATCGAACGGGTAAGGAGGAATATAAAAAGGTATGAAGCCGAAAGTGAGAAATATCCTGAATCTATTATCGATGCGCATTGGGGACAGTGACAAGATCGACTATACCAGATTCAGTGGCAATTTCAAACACGAGTGGCAAAAAGCGTCGTATGTTTCGGATATCGAAGATTCGAGTCAAGCGTCCCCTCATGTATTCGCTCACAAAAACCCGGAACTAGAAGGTGTGGCGTGGAAAAAAGTGGCGGAGATGAACGAAAGGTGCGAAACCGTCTACATCAATATCGGGTTTTTCAGGTACATGAAAGACCTCGTTTTCCGTATCTGGGACATGAACCACTCGATCTACTTCGAATTGACGGAGAGGTTCGACATGAACTCGAACAGGATTTCGAAATTCATGTACGAAGAGTGCGGAGGAACTGAGCATTCGTGGAGAGATTACGTCTACCAGAGGATGTGGAATCTTCCGGATCAGGAAAAACCGTTTTCCTACAAGATACCGAAATATATGCTGTGCTTCCTTGTCAAGGGGGCCAAATTGTTAGCTTTGAAGGAGGCTGAAAATGAAGAGTACGAAGAGACCAGAAGTGCTTAATCAAAGAGGTGCGGTCTATGGCCGTTTTTCAGACAATGCCAAAGACGCGGCAAAAATCAGAGAGATTCTCCTTGAAGGAGTCGACGACCCGGTACTGCGGGAAGCTATCGACTATATCATCAAGAAACTGGTGAGACTCAAAGGTGATCCGCATTTTATCGATACCTACAGGGACATCGCTGGCTACGCCACCCTCGCCGTAGAATATCTGGAAGGCGAAAGCCCGGTCGCCAGAGATGTAGAAGTGAGAAGGAAAGAAAAGGGGGTAGACGGAGTGTTCAGCTTCATCTAGGGAAGGTAGGCTTTTCTCCGCCTCCGTTCTTGTATATGGCGTAGGCTTGGGCGAAGGCTTTTTTCAGCCCGGCCTTGCCAGTATAGCACTTCCCTCTCTTTCCCCATCTGATTCCCTTTTTCTTCCCTACCTTGCATTTTTGGAACGGCATATCATCCCTTCATTTCGAAATGCGGAGTATCTTTCACCGCTTTGAAATTCCCTCCCCACCGATTGTCTGGGTGGAGGCTTTCCCAATACTCGCCGAGAGGTTTGATTTTTTCGTAATCGTAGGTCAGCTCTCCGTCTACGAAAAAATTGAAATCCATCGCAAGTCTACGACGATGCTGACTATACATCGTCCAGCTTCGTTTTTTGCCATCGACGATCTCTGGGGAGTGGTTCCTGACTTCTAGTCGTTTTCCGTAGTAATATAGAATCTGCTGATCCTGTGTACGATAGGCCTCGCCTGCCGTGAGCTTGATTCCGATGGACTCGGCATACTGGATCAGCTTCGCGATGTTCTGTAGAAACATCCATTGTTTGTCTGACAGACTCATCCAACACCTCCAAGTTTATGGAGAATATCTTTGAAAATATCGAACAGCAGAGAGATACCAGCTGCCGCCATCAATAGAAAAATCGAAGCCATGATCGTAAGCTTCCCTGAGAGCTTGCTAGTCTGTTCGTGGATCATGTCGACCTTCTGCAAAATTTTCTCCTGCTTCTCTTTTGTATCGTCATGGGCCTTCGACAGGAAATCGACTTTCATTTCGCACCGTCTTCCAATAGGACACTGAGCCCAATCAATCTGTCTTTCCTCTACACTCATCGAGCTTTACCCTCATTTTATAGTATGTATAGTCGTTCAGCAGAATGCCTCCGAATGGAGCTGTTTCCCCAGCCTTTATCCAGTGGGCCTTGATTTCGGCATCCTGCACAACGACCTTGGAGCAGGCCGAGAGAAACAGGCTACCGAAGTATATCCCTAAGATTATCAGTAGTTTCCTTGTCGTCACGGTGCTTCATCTCCTTGGCCAATTTGCCTCTACGCCAAGCCTCTCGGGCCCTCTTCAGGGCCTCGATGGCGGCGTAGATGATCGAAACGATTTTTCGTACCATTTTACTTGAGACGTTTCGTCGCCACGATTCGTCCGTAAATGGCGATGACCGCACCTACAGACGCTCCGATCTGGCTAAGAGTTTCGACGAGCTGTTTCTGATCTTCTGGAGTGATGGAATACCCAAAGACCCCAAGCACTACGGCCAGCAGGGTAACGAGACCTCCCCAGACAGTTTTCGAAGCCCACCAAGGTTTGGTATTGTACTTGTCCATTTTTCCCTCCTTAAAGGTTTTTCATATTATAGCACGGAGTCCTTAGACTGCCGTGCCGTTTGCGTCAACCCATTGCGAGCCGTCCCAGTAGATCGGTTTGCCGAGGTCTGTATCGAAATACTGGAAACCGATTTCCTTGACAGTAGGCCTGTCAGCAGTGGTTCCGCTGATCTTGTTTGTTTCGTATACCCGGCCTGTGTATTCCATTTTGCCGAGAGGATACTTAGCCTCCCATGTGACAATCTTACGAGCTGTCCAAGTAACCGTTCCGTCCGTGATGGTCGCTCCGTTGGAAGTAGGCCATGCAGGTTCAGTATTTCCAGACGTACCAGCCGTCGTCGCTTCGTAGAAGAATCCGTTGGCGGTGGAAGGCATTACATAAAGAGGTTGACCATCTCCTCCATATGCCGTATTGGCCGCCCATGTCGGATAGTCTGGTTGTTCAATTACGGTTGTACCGATACCTCCCCTAAGAGAAGGTTTGACTGCACAGGTCTTTCCACTTTCCTGCGGTAGCCATACATTTAATTCATCGCTTCCCTTGACATGAGTATTTGTGGAGACTGCCCATTCTGCCGACCAATCCTGTCCGAGGCGGCCATCTTTTGTAATAGTCAGTTTCGTAAATCTCGTACCGGGAGCTATTCCGGTGAAATAATAGTCACTTATAATGAAAGTGTCGCTGTATTTGTAAAGTTCATCGGTATGTTTCCGGGCACCGCATGATGGGGCCTCTCTTGCAAATCTGGCTGGAGACGCACTTGCAACTTCACGAAGTATCCCTCTCATAAAGGGCATCTGTTCTCGGTATTCTGAGATATTCCCATCACTATCTACTTCTACATAGCCCAGTGATCCTACGAAATCCTCAGCCGTCCACCATGTAACCGAGTTTTCTGATCTGATTAAACCCTTAAAGTTTGCATACGGTTTGAATAAATCCCACCGACTCCTGAAGAGCAATTTTCCATAATCTTTGCTGTTCCCGTAAGAATAGCGATTGTTATAATCACGAAAACCGATTATACCAGCAGAGGAGTGGCAATATCCATCCAGCACTTCGACAGTTACACCATTGTAATCAATAAGTTTGGTGTAGGTTGGAAGTCTAAGTTTTGTCGATATGTTGCCAAACAAATCACCATTGATACTAAGAGTCGCAACTGGATAATTTGTATAGGTTGGTAAAAGATACATCGTACTACCAGCCGGAGGATATGTAGTCGCTTCTCTAATGGTCACTGTATCTTCTTGACTTATTTTTGCCGTTTTAGGTATGCCACTATTTTTTGGAAGATATATTATACTGGTGGTTTTGTGACGAATCGCAATCCCTGAAGACAATGAAGTGTGCGTAACATCATCGCTGTCTTCTACATACGCATTATGGATATTCGTGATTTCACTACGGTAATTTGTTGCTAGGAATGTTTCGTACTCCTGAGTTTTTCCGACACTACTGCTTCTTGAATAGAAGTAACTCATTTCATGGTTGTTTTCGACATCAGGGAAAGATTCGAAAAAGTGGAAATTGACATGGTCATCTCCGATGTCTTCGGTTCTGACATTCCTGATAAATGTGTCACTTCCGTTTCGAATAAGCATAGCGGCCGGAACACCCTGCCAGTACCAACTATAATCATCGCTGAACAGTCCATCACAGCGAGTCGTATCCCAGCCTTCTACGTCGATATCTTCGAAAACGAAGTCAGTCCAGATACCTCCGGTGTACGCATTGATTCCGTATCTTCCGTAGTTTGCGATTTCACATTTTTTCACCCACATACAGGTGGTAAAATCTCCATAGTATTGTGGGAAAACCATTCCATCCCGACCACAGCTCTCGATTCTGATATTCTCTACAGGAGCCAGCATTCCTAGCCCACTGAACACCAAAGCATCCCAGTCAGCCCTGATTCTCAAATCCTGTAGACGGGAATTCGACGCGCCCCAGCATACTTCGATACCACTGACTCTTGGAAATTCTTTTTCAGAATAGGAAGTATTTTGCCTTACAAAGACACCTTTCAGGAGAAGCAAGTTCATGGCACTGTACCCGTCTCCGAAATATGCCCGTATCGTCCTCCACACTACGGTGCCATCGGTTGTCTCTCCGGGAGTCCTTCCTATCTCGTCATTTTCATCCCATGTAGGTTCGGAACTGCCTGACGTACCTCCTGAAATACATTCATAAATATAATAACTACTTCCTGTAGGACGTACTCTGTCCCCTACATTGTATTGAGTGTTTGCCTGCCACACATCTTCTAGTTCATCCCACCAGCCTTTATAGTTTTTATAAGTGGGGACACCATGTCCGCCTCCTGTATTCCTATAAGGAAGCATCCCTGCCACTCTCAAAGTATATTGTGGCCTTTCCAAAGTTCCGTGTCTTGTACCTTTGTAGATGATTTCAGAATAATTGAGATCGATCTTGATTCTGCCTGAGTAGAAATACAGCCCCCTTGTCGTTTCGAAAGAGCCTTCAAAGTCTCTCCAGTAAAGAAGGTCGTTAAACCAATACCCAGTTTTAATGGAAGCATTTTTCTGAGCATTCATTATCGCATTTGTAATCGCACATTCATCGGCTGTCCACCCACTCCAATCATCATCAAGGAAGGGGAACCACCATTTTGCTTCTTCGGCTGTTGTGAAGAACTCACTGAGAGGATGGGTCACTCCCCACGGAGAAGCGTCTCCAAGAGCCCCGAAATGTGACGGGTTGAATCCTATCCCATAATTTTTCAGGCGTACCCACATTCCATTTCCGAGCACCTTTGAAGGGATAAAATCTCCATAGTCGGCCAGATTCACATCTTGCGTAGAATCCCAAACGAAGTAACCACCTCCGACAGTGTAGCCGGGCCAGAAGCTCTTACAAAAGATCAGGGTACCATCTTCTACACCGTTACTGTAATTCACAAGGTCAATGACGCTATCAATGGAGACAACTCCTTCAAGATTAACTGCCCCTGTTCCATCAGCGTATTCCAATACGGTTCCATCGTCACTTACTTTGACATATTTACCCGCAATTTTAACCGACGGAGTGTCTGTCAAATCATCGAAAGTAGTTGCACCAGCTCCTCCAGACACAGCTTTATAGCTAGAAGTAGCGACATCCCACCTATAGATCGAATTCTCATCCTCTATGAGATATAGCCTCCCACGAACACCAATTGTCGGAAGGTCGCTGAATGTCGCGTATACCTCTGTCTTACTTGTAGGCTCGTATTTCGAAGTCGTACCGTTCCACATATATGCCGTGGAAGTATCCTTGGTCAGGTAGATTTGGTTCTCTTCACCAGTTGCCGGAAGGTCTCCATAGGTGTCGAAAGTGTAGACTTCCTGATTCGCTGTACCTGCTTCGATGATTTTGTATGTACCGTCGTCTGAGAGAAATTTCGTACCGTCCCCGCTGTTCGTCAGAGCATCGAGCAAAGCCTTGTTGGCGTGGCTGTGAGCCTGACTGAGAGCAGTCTGGATATTGTCCTTGTCGGTCTGTTCGAACACGACATCCTTGAAGTAGGCGAGGTCGTTCCATGCAGTCGTCCCGTCGCCAAGCTTCGCCTTCCCGGTATCCAATTCAACGCCAAGTTCGCCTTGGCCCAGAATCGGGTTCACCGATTGCCAGTTTGCAGAGGTATCTCTGCGTAAAAGAATTTTAGCCATTAGCTGCTCCTCCGTCTATAATTTCTGTGCCGCTTGAATAAGCGTCGCCTCCATCCAAAGTAGTGCTGCCATCATTCCCGTCGATCGTATCGTTTCCGCCTCCTCCGATGACCCTGAGAGGGTTACCCGGAGTTCCGTCGCCAGCGATAGTCGTACCGTCGACCGCGACGGTCTGCAAAACGACTACATACGTTCCATTGTCCATCAGAGCCTTCGTGCCGTCCCCGCTGTTTGTGAGAACGTCGAGAAGCGCCTTGTTGGAGTGAGTATGTTTCGCTGATACGAGGTTTTGAACCGTCGGGTTGTTCTCCACGGCCGTGTTGAAGTCGGTGATTTGAGTGGAAGTGTGAGTGTGCGCCGACGGAGCGAACTCGTTCGGCAATTTGCCCCCGAGCCTTTCCGCATCGTCGACGATACCATTTCTGTTGGAATCGTACACATCCATCGTCATATCTCCGCCACCGTCGCCGCCTCCGGGACTGGGGAGTGGGTGGAATTTTCCATCGTCACCGAAATACTGAGAGCCGTCCCCGCTATTGGTCAGAGCGTCAAGTAGTGCCTTGTTTGGATGTTCATGCGCCTTGTTGATGGCATTCTGAATCTCCTGAATCGCAAGGACTCCTGAGGTAAAGTTGGTGATCTGCTCGACCAGATGAGTGTGAGTAGCCGTGGCGTACTCGTTCGGCAGTTTGCCGCCGAGACGCTCCGAGTCGTTCACGATACCATCGTCGTCGGAGTCGTACACCGACTTCTGCATATCTCCTATAACTGGGGGAAGCTGAACGGTCAGGGGGTTTTGTTGGGTTCCGTCTCCCTGAATCGGGCCGGAAGTGTAAATCTGTTCGAGCTTCTTTTCGAGCTCTGTCTGTAGATTGATTACATCTTCGATGGCGAGTTTGAGTCGCTTGACAGCACCTACGATGGACTGGTCGATTTTGCCGCTATCGAGGATTTCCTGCAAGTTGTAGTAATCCATTTTTGCCAGTCCTTAAACTACAAAGGCGAGAGCGGAGTCGCCCTCGCCGTCATGTCGCCAGAGCGACTCCTTAGCCTTCGTTGCTCCAAGTCCCGTCTGACAGTTCTTCGTTGATGTAGGTCACGGAAACGAAAGCCGTCCCAGTCGTGGAGCCGGAACCGCTGACCGCGATCTTCACGGAACCGTCCGTTGACAGAAAACCATCGCCACCGCCTTTCATGCCAACGGTTGCGAGGTCTGCACCGTTGATATAAGAGCCCCCAGACGTGTCGGTAACGTCCAGTGTAGGCTCGATTCCGTTGAAGGGAACCGCTACAGCCGCCTTGACCGTAACGATAGAATTTTTGGGGATGTCGACGAAAATCTCGTTACCGACACCCTGAGCGTCAGAACCGACACCTACCATGAAGGTGCGGGTCTTTTGATAGTCTACGAATTTAGCCATCACTTATCTCCTTGTTTCTCTGCCTGCTTTCCCCGGCTCTTATGAGGTTCGAGGTAGGCATTCTTATAGTCTTCGGCAACCTCTACGATGTCGCCTTTGACCACCTTTTTGAATTCTCCGTTGGCGAGGGGGACTGTCATTGCCTCTCCCTCGTCAAGAACGACTACCATCAGTTTGGTCTTCATTCAGTTTCCTTGTTACGGAATTACGTTTGCCTGCAGGGTGCCGAATACCAATCCGTCTGAGAATTTGGCGCCTTCGACTCCGTAGTAGAGGAAAACACCGAGGCTCATGGACTCTTCGGAACCGTACTTTCCATAACCGACAACCTGCTTCAGTTTCTCTCCTCCCCACAGTTCGAGCATGGCTTGGGCGCCCATGAGGATGGACTTGCCGTCTTCGAACATATGGTGCTTCATCAGGATGACATTTTCGATGGTTCCCAATGCTCCAGTAAATACCGGGTTGCGGTTACCCCGGATGTTCGCCAGTCGTTGTGATTCGAGGTAGTCCGCACTGTTGACCCACTTCCGTGCATCGTTGATGGACAGTCCAAGAACATAGTAGGGCTCGCCCCCGATGTAGACGGGCTTGATGACATGGCCAGTGGCTTCGATGCCTTTGCCAGTCTGAGCCGCATCCACGACTTCGCCGATACGCTCACGGATCGCCGTACCGCTGGTGGTCAGGACATTCTGAGCCGCAGTGGGCTTCAGAGCGCTGAATCGCAGGCGGTCGAGTTTTTCCGTAACGTCGATCTTGACCTGAGTGTGCATCGCACGGACGAGGTCGAGTGCCGTTTCGTATTTGGTGCGGGTACCTCCACGGTTGACACCGATTTTGTAGACATCCCACACAACTGCTTGGTCAGCGAATTTCAGGTTCTTTTCGTGACCTTCGAGCAGGTTGTCCCCGGTGACCCACGCTTCGTCCTCGTTGTGGACTTGCAGCGGGAAGATTGCTTCGCGTCCCTCGTTCATGCCGAGGGTTTTCGACTGCATGAATCCGTTGTTGTCGGTAAGGACTGCCATACCCTTGCGTTCATAGGATTCGACCATCTTCTGGACTTTTTTGTTGGTCGTATCCACAGACTTGAGCTGGTCGAAGAAGGTCGCTTTACGAGCGGCCAGAATGACCTTTTTATCCCACTGACGAATCGCCAATGCGTCGTCGTGGCGAATTACAGTTTGAGCCATTTTCTATCTCCTATTCGATTTCAGAAATCGAGGTCGGCTGTATCGAGCGTATCCGGCACCACGTCTTCGTCCACAACGCCGACAGCCTTGCCTTTGGGAGGCTTGGGAGCTTCTTTCTTTTCGCCTTCTTCTTCGTCAGAAGCAGGCTGGTTGGTCAAAAGCTCCTTGAGCTGTTTGGCGGACGGAATCGGTGTGCCGAACTTCGCATAGTAGTACGCCGCCTCTGCAATGTTCTCGGCCTCCAGCACAAGAGCCGCATTCTTCGGGTCTTCCGCCAGTTTGGCCAGAACGCCTTCGTCCATGACCTCGTCGAAGTCATGGAATTCTTTCGATACCTCTTCAGCCTGAGTGAGGAAAGTGTTCCACTTCTCCTCCATCATCCGCTGTTGTTCGGTTTCCTGCCTGAGCCGCTCTTCGAGTTTCTTCTCGACGAGAGACTCGATAACTTCTTCAGGGTTTTCAAGGAGCTTGGAGAGGAGGTCTTCCTCTTCTTGCTCCGTCAGTTCGTTTTCGGTTTCAGATTCAGATTCTTTCTCGCCCTCTTTGGCGGTGTCGATCTCGAGGGCTTTCAGCACCTCGTCAATCTCGTCTTCGTCGACGGTTTCTTCTCCTTCTTCTTCTGATTCGTCGGTTTCATCACCTTTAAGTTCGTTTTCGACTTCTTCCTCGCCTTCTTCGGCGGTCTCGGTGTCCGTTTCTTCCTCATCATCGAGGTCTAAGTCGGCACTGGCCAGTGCCTCTTCGATTTCGTCTACCTCCAGCTCTGCCGGGTTGAAATTCTTGTCAGCCATCATATCTCCTTGGTAAGGGTTGTTATATGTAAATTATAGCACAAACTTATTGCTGTCTACCTACATTCTGAGATGCCTGCTGGAGCAGTTTCAGAATTGTGTTGTCCTTAGCCTCCAACTCCTTCTGCAACTGCTCGATCGTCTGCTGTTGCTGCTCGACCGCATACTGAAGCTGTTGCATCTGCTGCAACTGTTGATTCTGCTGCTGCATAACCTGAAGAATCTCGTGCTTGTTGCTCATGTTGGAGAACTGTACAAGGGCTTCTACCGGAACCGCCTGCGGATTCAGGGCGAAAATCTGGAGCAAGTTCTGATAGGCTTCGGTCTGTTGGGTCAACGTGACCGGATCGGTTCCTGTGACGATGTCGAACTCGGTAACTGTGTCCTTGTTCACCAAATCCCAAACTTTGCCCACATCGATCTGCTTCGCCTCTTCGTCTCCTCCCTGAGCGATAAGTCGTGCGACTCTTCCATAGCTGTAATAGTCACGGATGATTGAGAGCATACACCGTCCCACCGCCTCACGGAATCTCATCAGCCCGTCGAACACTTCGGTGAGCCGGGTGAGACCGCTCTGCTGGCGGAGAGCGATGGCCCGGCCGGACAGGGTCTTGTCCGCCATTGCAGAGACCTCTTCCCCCACTCCGGCGATATCTGGAATCTGGGCTTGACTCTGCTCCATCATCGCCAATAGAGGTTGTAAATCCTGCTTGGGAGTGATGTCGGCGATGTCGTTCGCCCCATCTTCCAATGCGACGAGTGAATTGGGCTGGTTGAGCTTCTCGGCCAGATCACGTTCCGAGCCGTCGAACGCGCCTTCCCTGTAGACAAATTTGCGGGTGTTGAGAACGAAGGCAGCCTTGGAGCGGGTATGGTTCAACACCCTTTGCGGGTCGATAAGCTCCTTGACGATTCCGTAAGGATGGTTGTCGAGGTCACGATACAGGGTCATCTGGATCACAGGGTAACGCCCCATCGTCGGGTAGGGATTCACATAGTGTTTCAGGATTTTTCCATCGATCCAGATAAAGCAGTCGTATTCGTTCCTGAACATCCCAGTCTTTTCGTCACGAACGGGTACCCTCACCCAGCTCTGCACGAGGCGGACTTTGTCGGCCACCCCTGCTTCGATGGCAGGTAATTCACTTTCGTCGAAACCTGAATTGGAAGAGGTGACATCGTCCACGTCCGCTCCGTAGAGCAATTTCAGATCGATTTCGTCGATGTAGGTGGCGATATGGACGTGGTCGGCATCTTCCAGACTGTCCATCTTCGAAGAGGGATCGACATAGAAATCGCGGAAATCGATATAGTCGTAGGCCAACCGCTCCTTCTCCTCGTCGTAGTAGGCTTGAATCGCCCCACGGCCAGTGATGACGTAGTCTTTGAACGCCCGTGATTCATAGTAGGCGTATTTGGCGATGCGATTGTCGTGCTTACCGATGGTGGTATAGAACTGAGCCACCATGTAATCGTGGTCGCTCATATCGTATGGCTTGAAGGAAATGTCGGCCCTGTTGCCCTTTTGCAAGGAGATGATGGTATTGACGATGGGTTTGATCCTGTTGTAGACGACAGGGGGCTGTTTCCGCTCCCGAAGGATGCGGAGTTCCTCCTCCGTCCACTGGTTCCCGTCGTAGTAGTTCCTCGCTTCGAGAGCTTGGTTCTTGTAAGTCTGGTTGTGGGTGTGAGCCTCGCCGAACATCATGTTCAGGTCGGAGAGCTGCTCCACCTCGTCTTTGTCACGGATTGTTTTAATCTCTCTTGCCATTATTCACTCTCCTCTGGATTGGCTGCCTGATTGGCGTGATGGACATATTTTACCAGCTTCGCCTCTGTGATGACCTTGTGCGGATTACGGATATGAAGCTTGCCAGTCCGGTAGAGCCATCCCATCAAAGCCTTGAACTCTTTGCTGGCGAGGGACTTGGCGTACTTCGGATTCACCATCAAAGCGGCTCCTGCAGCCCCAAGAAGGCCTTTGGCAGGATCGTAGGCGAAGTGCCAATCTCCTTTGTCATCCTGACCGACTTCGAAGCCGAGCATCGCACCTAGGGTGGCCGGATGCAGTCGGATATACTTGTCGTATGTCTCGATGTTCTTTCCTGACATGAACTTTCCATTGAAAATCGGGGTCACGTCCACATTCTTCAACTCCGCCTTTCCGCCTACATCTTTCGCCAAAGCCTGCGCCTCCTTGAGAAACTTCTGAAACTCCTCTCTTTGATGGAAACCGGGCTTGCCAAACTTCGGATTGTATTCCTTGATGAAATCGAGGCGAAGAACACCGTTGTCGTAAGTCGCCCCGGCGAAACCGTGCTTCTTGAGAAGATTGTGAAGCTCTTTTTCTTTGCCTTTCGGAATCTGGATATTGACGCTGAACGGATTCTTTGTCAATTTGCCAATGTGGACGCTCCACTGACTGTATTTGTCTCCGTACTCGGATACGAACCTCTTCACATTCTTCTGATCGCCACGGACAATGAACTGCAGGGACTTCTCGCTGGAGCCTTCGAAGAGACCGTCTACTACCGACAGTCCGCCCTTGAGCTTCACGCCATGTTTTCTGGCGAGGCGTTTCAGCTCTTCGATATACCGTTTGGAATTCTTGATAAACTCTTCGTTGGAGACCCCTCCTACCGGAGTCAGGTTGATGACGGCATCGTTCTCGGTCAGCTTGATAGGTTTGCCGCCTACATAGACGACATCCCGTCTCGTCTGGGCCTTGGCGGGATCGACGATGTAGTAGCTCGTACCTCCCTTTGACCCGTCTATCTTCCAGCCGTTCTTCAGCTTTTTGACGAAGTTTTTCGCTTCCTTGCTTTGGTTGGTGTTGAGGACTCGGACTGCCAATTTACCAAGGGTTTTCCTATCAAAACCTGTGAGAGGTAACCGACTTTCCGCCTCTGCTCCTGTCGCATTGCGTGTAGCAACGACTTCACCTGCTCTTTTGATGTCAGCATTTGTCACTCCTAATTTTTTGAGTAGTCGTTTGAAGATGGCGTTGTGGATGTAGTTGTCCACAAATCCCGCACCTTCCTTCCTCACAAACTTCTTCATCTCATTGAAGGCCTGTTTGCCAAGAATTCTTTCAAGGGCATCCGGGTTGTCCTTAACCATGTCGCTGAGAGTCTTGGAGAATGTCCAAGAAGCCGCCTGCACATCGGCCGGATACCAAAGCATTCCGCTCTTCTGCGTCAACTTGTCGGCGGCGATACGTCCAATGACGGTGTCGGCGAGATCGACTCCTTTCGCTATGTTCGGGGCGTTGACACCTTTCAATCTCGCCTCGTGGGTATCGGTGACAAACTTTGACATGTCTCCTTCGAGGTTGGCGGTGAATGAAGGTACCTTCATGGACTTGTACTTCACCTTCTGCCCGTTGATGGCCTGCGTGATTTTCAAAGCGTCGACCTTCGTGGCGAAAATCTTGTTCCCATGAACGATGTCCCAGATGGTATCGAAATCCGTAGGTCGCCCGGCCTCTGTCCACTTCGTCCAGAACTTGATGGCATCGTAGGCGTTTCGACTCACCTCCGACTGAGCGGAGAGGATACCTGTGATTTTCCTGAACAAATCAACATCCTGTTTGCCCATCAGATACTCGAGACCGATGGTCTGCTTCTCATACCACTCTTTCGCCCTAGCTCCGACCTTGGCTGCCGACTCCAGCTCGTTGACCTTGTAGGTCTGGCCGGACTTGATGGCCTGCTTCATGTTTTTGTAGATGGCCGTCGAGAGGTTGGAAAGCTCTTCGTCGGTCATATACGCCAGCAGGGGGCGGAGGCCATCCCTCTTCGCCTTTTCCAAAACCTTCTGTCCAGATTTGGTCTGGCTGAGAATTTTCTCGACCCGTTGTATGGAAACAGGGTCTTTTCCCGCCAGTTTCAGGGCGACGAAATGCTCTGGCTTGGGCTGATATCCCTTCTTGGTCAGGATATTGAAATAGGCCTGCGGCTCATGGAAAAAGAACGGATTCTCTTTGTCCACAACGATAAGGTCTTTCCAGCTCTTCAATCTGTTCTTTTTGACAATGACCTCTTCTGGCAGGATTCCAGCCTTTCTCATATTTTCGAGGTCTTTGGCCGACATACTTCTCGTCATGCCAGCGAATCTCGCCTCGGCCTCTCCGTACATATTCTGGTATGCCTTGACGACCTCATCCTTATGCCGAGCGAACCAGTCCGAGGGGGAAGGATAGCCTTTGGCCGCCATGTACTCGGCCAGCTCGTTGAAGTACTTTTCCCTATTGGCCTCCGTCTTCGCTCCGGCGATTTTCTTGATGATGGAAGCTGCCTTCGAATCGGCTTTGGCGACTGAAGCCCAGACGGCGGTGTCTATGTTTCCGCCGCCGCTGAAACCGGAAATGGTCTGCAGAGAATGCTGGGTTTCATGAGTCACCGTGTCCTGCAACAGCCTCTCACCTGTTTTTTTGTCCATAGCAGCAATGTAAGTATTGGGATTGAGGGAAATTTGATGAGGGTTGCTATACCCGGCATTCATAGGCTCGTCAGGTTCCAGCACAACCTTCTTCTGTCGAAGCTCAGGATAACGTTTGAAAATTTCAGCATTCTTGTTGGTGACGATGTCTTCTAAGGTGTAGGTATTGGCCTTCTCGATTTGCTTTTCGTAACTCTGAATCTTCTTGAGCAGTTTTCCAAGGCCTGACTTCGGATTCGCCATAGCGTAGGCGATAGCTTCCTGACGAGACCCGAAACCATCCATGACGGCGTAGAGGTCGAACTGAGATTCCGTAGCCATCTTTTTCTTGAGGATATTCTGAGTCTTCTCTATGGACTTTTCGAACTTCTTCATATCAAGGCGGAAATCTTTGCTCTGAAAGGCGAGTCTCCATTTCCCATCGACACCGCGATAAATCCCGTGCTCCTTCCAGACATCCTTCATAGTCTTGCCTGATTTGAGCATCTGGCGGGCTTTTCGGACAAGGGACTCTGGAGCCTTGCCGAGGAAGATTCCGGCGAAGGCCATGCCCATTGCCACCTTTTCCGCATCGAACTTGATATCGGTGATTTTGCCCTTGTCGTCAGTCTTGATCTCCATTCCAAAAGGGACACCGAACATCGCGTAACTTTCAAAGCGGTTGAGCTTGACACCCTTGCCCTCACGGATGGCTTTCTCGATTTTCTTGAGGTCGAGAGCTTCTGAGAGCAGTGGGATGGCTTTCCGTCCCATGCCTTGATATACCTTCATGACGGCTGTCGGACTCTTGATACCTGTTTCTGCAACGGCCTGTCCGAGCGTCTTCTTGAAAGCGATGTCCTTGGAAAAGAACTGCAAGACGGACTGAGAAAGAAGGCGGGCGACCCTGACGATACCCCAAGAGAGCCAGCTATTGATATCCGACGTGACCTTCCCTCCGGACGATCGGGTCTTGAAACCTTCTCTGAGAAGTTTGTTGATCGGACGGACACGGTCGACGACATCCTTCATGATCTCGAAGTCTTCCCTGTTCATTCGGAAGATTTTATCCTTGAAGGGAGAGATTTTATCGAGCTTCTGGCCGAGTTTCTCGAAATCGATGATCGGCTCTTTGAGATATGTGGCATCGACCTTGGAAGTGTTGACGAGGCTTTCGAGTAGTTTCCGTTCCGCCGCCGCCCTTTTCGCAGGAGCGAGCTTGTCGAAAGCCTGCACGATCTGGGGAGTCTTTCCTTCCAGATTCGTCGCCATCTTGACGAACAGCTCATCCTCTTTGGCGATGTCGAGAGGCTTCTTGAGTAGCTTCTTTCCAACATCGGTTTCGTTGACGAATTTCATCATACGGGCATAGGTACTGTTCATGGCCTCGTACAGTTTGCCCATTTCGGGATTCGCCATCTTGACCATGCTGCGGAGTCCTTTCTGCAAATCACGGACTG